GGTCGGCAGCGTGGCCGCACCCAGGGCCAGGCCGGCGCCGGCCTGACGTAGGCGCTGGCTGAAGGCAGTCACCTGAGACAACGGTGCTTGCTCGCTACCCCGGATACCCTGGGCAAGCCCCGCCATTACATCTCCGCCGATGCTCTTGAACACTCGCGACGGCGAGTGGGTGTCGAGCTCATAGCGGGCACGATGCTCGGTGCCTCTGGCGGCGTCACTGACGGCGTCCCAGGCGGATACGGCACCGTTCTTGATGCCTTCCCCGAGTCCTCGGGCAACGTCTAGCCCGGCATCTCGCATGCGTCCTGGCAGGCTCTTCAAGTAGTCCATAGCGGCGGTCCATTTTTCCTCGAGCAGACCTTTCAGGTCCCAGTCGCTGAGCATGGTAGCCACCGCCTCGATGGCGTTGCCGGGGGCGTCCTGAAACCACTGCCACAGTTCGGTGCCGCTGGCTCTGATGGCGTCCCAGTGCTGGAGGATCAGGCCGGGTAGTGTCCAGTTGGTGAAGCCGGCGATGATCAGGTCGCGTGCGGAGGCAGCCGTAGCCTTCAGCCACTCCCAGAAGTCGCCGGCGGTGGTCTTGATACCTTCCCAGAGTGCAGCGAACTTGGGGCCGAGGGTGTCCCAGTTCTGCCAGATCAGCAAGGCACCGGCGGCGATCAGACCAATGATGGCGAGGATCGGGTTGGCCATGGCGGCGGCACCGAGCATGCGTAGGGCTCCGATCAGGGTGGGAATGGCGCGGGCCGCAAGGGCGCCTAGCACACGGGTGAAGGCGCCGCCTTTCAGTCCCAGCATCTGCAGGCCGTAGCGGGTCAGCACCATGGGGCCGAGCAAGGCGCCCAGGGCAAGGGTCAGGGCTCCTCCCACGGCGACCAGGCCAGCGACAGCGGCGGCTGCGGTGGCGAGTTGAGCAGTCAGCTCGGGGTTGGCCTTCATCCAGTCGCCCACGGCCCGGGTGATACGGGTAACGTTCTGGATCAGATCTCGCAGCGGTCCCTCGTTGGTGTCGGTGAGGGTGATGCCGACCTCTTCCCAGGCGCTGTTGAGGCCCTGCAGGTCGCCTTTGATGTTGTCGGCCATGACCTTGGCGACACGGGCATTCTCGCCGGCGGCCTGATCCAGGGTGGCCACGAACGCCTCGATGCCGGCGGCGCCCTGCTGGTTGATCAGTTCCGCCATGCCGGCGGCGGGTTCCTCGCCGAAGATGTCCTTGAGGTAGGCCAGACGGTCAGCGCTGCCGAGTGTCTCTGTCGCCTTGGCCACGTCGGCGAGTATCTCGGGCACGTTGCGCAGGTTGCCCCCTGCGTCCTTGGCATTGACGCCGAGTGTCGCTAAGGCGTCGGAGGCCGCTCCGGTGGGGGCCGACAGGCGCAGCATCATGGCGCGAAGCGTGGTGCCGGCCTGGCTGCCCTGGATGCCGACGTTGCCGAGCAGGCCGGCCATGGCGGCGGACTCTTCCAGCGACAGTCCCATCTCACGCGCTACCGGCGCCACGTATTTCATCGACTCGCCCAGCATCTCCAGGTCGACGTTGGCCCGGGTGGTGGTGGCGGTGATGACATCCGCCAGGCGCGTCATCTCGGCAGGGTCGAGACCGAAGCCGGACAACAGGTTGGAACTGATATCCGCGGTGCGCCCGAGATCCGCGCCCTGAGCCTTGGCGAGATCCAGCATTGAGGGCATGGCGGCGATGATGGCATCGGGATCGAAGCCCGCCATGCCAAGAAAGCCCTGGGCCTCGGCGGCCTGGGTGGCGCTGAAGGAGGTCGATGAACCGAGCGCGCGGGCCTGGTCCTGGAGCGCCTGGAAGCGCGGGTCATTCTTGTCGAGGCGCGTCAGGGCCTGGACGCGGGACATGGCGGCGCCGTAGTCGACACCAGGTGCCAGCAGCCGGGCGCCACCGTAGAGTGATGCGCCGCCTGTGGCCAGGCCGCCGGCACCGGTGCCCATCAGGCGTCCGGCACGGCCCATGCCCCGGTGAAACTGACGGGCAGCGTCAGCTGCCTGACGTTGCTTGCGGGCGACCTCTCCCAGTTCCTGCTGTTGTCGCTGTAACTGCTCGTTGGCGTCACGAATGCGCCGACTCAGCGCCTGCTGCTGGTCGCCCAGCTTGCCGGTCACGCCGTCGACGCGGGTCATGTGGGTGCGCAGGTACTGAAGCTGCTGTTGCTCCGCCTGATACTGCTCCTTGAGGCGCTGGGCCTGGCGGATGGCCTGGGCACGGCGGCGGGTGAGGTCGCCGGTGGCGCCATCGGCCTGCTCTAGCTGGCGGGTCAGCTCCTGGACTTCACGCTGCTGATCGGTGAGGGCGCGGGCGCTGTCCTCGCTTTGGCGCTTGAGGTCGCGAAAGCCCCGCAGCTCGCGTTGGGCGCGTTCCAATGTCTTGAGTTGGTCGCGGCTGGCCTTGAGGGCTTCGGCGGTGGCGCCGCTGCCCTGGGTGATCTTCTTCAGCGGGCCGGTGGCCCGATCCACTGCGTCGAGGATGACTTGCAGCTTGAGGTCTCGGGCCATCGGAGTTCCTTGCGGTGTGGCGGTGCGGGTGGGTCAGGTGTTAGGGCTGGCTCAACCTTTCCTTGGCTCGACGCGGCGGCGGGCCTGTTCCCGCCAGGACATCAGCTCTGCCAGGCTCATGGTGTCCATCTCCGGCGGGCCCCAGTGGAACACCATGGCGAGGTCCGCCATGGCGTCATCCACGCGCTCGGGCAGGGCTAGGCGCTCGCCTCGCGCGTCTTCCTCGGCACCAAAAAACCGGCAACGGTGCCCCCCAGCTGGACCAGGTCAGCGGGATCGAGATCGCGCACCTCGGCCTCGGTCAGCGCCGGTTCGGTGATGCGGGGCAGCACGGTGGTCAGGGCAGCGACCTGCATCTGCAGCAGGTCGGTGAGCGAGACGCCGCGCAGGGCGCCGGACTTGGGCTTGCGCACCTGGATCTCGGTGACGGTGGTCTTGCCGCGTGTGATCGGGGTGTCGAGCTCGACGGTCTCTGTGATCGGCTTGGGCAGCTCGGCGACGTTGGGGGTGTCGGTCATGGTGAGTCCTGTGGGTCTGAGTCAGGTGAAGGCCTACGCCGCCCAGGGGCGGCGCTGGGTTACAGATTGAGGTTGGCGCGGCGCTGGGCAAGGCGGTCTTCGCCACGCACGGTGAAGACGTAGCCCGGCACGTCGCGCTCGATGACGGTCTCGCCATCGATGACGAGCTTGTAGTAGGTGAGGGTGGTGGTGATCTCCCAGTCGGACTTGTCGCCTTTCTGGGCCTCGCCCATGGCGATGGTCTTGTGGCGGCCCCGAGCAACTATCTCTACCGGCACGGTTTCGCCGGTCTCGTCGCTCTCGTAGCTTCCGGTGAAGCGCAGCAGGGCGGCGTCATGTACCGGGGAGCCGAAGCTGTCGAACAGGCCATCGACCACCAGGCCACCGGTGGTCCAGGTCATCGTCATCAGCTCCTGGCCCATGTCGACCTCGACCGGGCCATCCATGCCGCCGCCCTCGTACTCGATCATGCGGCGGGCGAGCTCGGGGATGGTGACGGTGGGCACCTGGCCCTGCCAGTTGTGGCCGTTGCCGAACAGGTTGTAGTCCTTGAGGATCTTGGGAAGCATGAGGTTCTCCTAACTGGGCGTTGCGCTGAGCCCGGCGATCAGGCGGCGGCGACGCGGTCGGCGAAGTCGATCAGGTAGCGGTCGGTGATGCGCTGCTGGAACATCAGGTTCTCCAGCGGCGGCACCGGGGTGTAGTCGTAGTCGATATAGAGCTTGCCGGCCTTGAGCACCTCGGGGGTGTTGATCTCGGGGTCGAACCAGGCGACGCCATCGATCAGGTAGCCCAGGCGCTTCCACTCGCGGAACTTGGCGTTGATGCCCTCGATGATGTCCTTCACCAGGCTTGGGTGCATCGGCAGGTCCACCGCCCACAGATGGGCCTCGGCGATGGTGTCGGCGATGATCTGAGCGGTGCGGGTGTAGTTCTCGAAGGCGAACAGCGGATCCACCGAGCAGGTGCGCGACCCCCAGAAGCGGTAGCCACCACGGTTGATCAGGGTGGTGACCTCGTGGCTGTTCAGATAGCCGGCGTCGGTGGCCGGATCTTGCAGGTCCCAAAACACATCGCGGCTGATACCGGTGACGCCATTGACCGGGATGTTCGAGAGCGTCTTGTGCCAGCCGAATTCGTTGTCCAGGCGTGCGCGCATGCCCATCGCCCGTGCCACGGCAGGGTGGTTGCGGGTGCTCTGGGTGGCGGTGTCCCAGCCGGTGAAGTCCGGCCAGATCACCATTACCTCGCGGGCACCGAAGTTCTCCCGGTACATGGCCGCCTCTTCCTTGGTGGTGCAGCCGAAGGCGGAGGCGTAGACGAAGGCACGCAGTTTCTGGGCGACGCCGATCAGCTCGCTGACAACGTCGGCATCATCAAGCTCCGGCACGCCGAGCACGCGGGGCTTGACGCCAAAGTGTTGTTCGGCGGCGAGCAGGGCCTGCAGGCCAAGCTTCTTGCCGCTGGCGTCCACGCCGCCGATGACGTTGCTCTTGGTCTCGTCGGCATCGCTGCCTTCGGCCACCCGCACAACCACCACCAGGGTCTTGGCCTGGTCGGCGATGGCATCGAGGGAGCGGGCGAGGGTGCCCTCAGCGCCGGCCTTGCCCTGGGCCGCGAGGATGTCGGTGATCAGCACCGGCGTGTTGAGCGGGAAGGGCTCATCCTGGCCGCCGGTCAGGTTGGTAAAGGGCGTGGCGGATACGATGCCCGCGCCACTGGAGCCCTCGGCCTCGACAGCGGTCACCAGGGCGCTGGCGGCGGCATCGCCGTTGACCGCCGTGACCACTTCGCTGGCGGTGCTGACCAGGTCGCCCTCGGCGTCGGTGGCGAGGCTGACGGTGATGTCGTTGCCGGCGACGCTGACGGCCAGGGTGGCGGAGGCGGTGCCCGGTTCGAGGTAGCGCACGCGGATGGCGTTGCCGTCGGTGCCGGCACTGGCTGCGGTGTAGGCGATGCCGGTATTGGCGGCGGCAAAATCTACGGTGGTGCTGGCGGCGACGCCGGGGGCGGCATCCGGTGCGGTGGCCACCAGGCCGATCACCGCTGTAGCGACGGTGCGGATCGGTCGGGTGCCCTCGTTGATCTCGACGACACGAATGCCGTGATGGTAGTCCTGGGCCATGGGTGGCGCTCCTGGCAAGTGAAAGCGGTTGGCAGTGCTGCGTGCCATCACTGTGCGTGGCGCACCCTAAAGGGTGAAGGCGCGGCTGTTGTACCGGCCCACCGGTACAAGAAAGCCCACCGATGGGCGGGCTTAAGCGGGGCCTCTGGTGCTGTTGGTGGCGGTCCGGTTACCAGGTGATGGCTTCCAGGGCGTCGCGGTCCTTATCTTCCAGCGCGGCCTTTACATCATCCTCAAGGCGCTGGCGTTTTCCGGTGGCCATGCCGCTGGCCTGGGTGAACGCATCAGCCTTGGCCAGGATTCGCCCCACCAGCTCAGCTTTTTCCAGTGGGCGCTCTGCCAGCATGGCGTCGATGTAAGGCGTGGCAACGCTGTTATCCGCCTGCCACTGACGCGCCTCGCGCTCTTGCTTGTCGAAGGTAAGCGTCTCGGCCTGTGGGTAGTCGTTGAGGATCTTGCCCATCTCGGCCTGGTAGCCCGAGTTGATTCGAGAGAGGGCTTGGCTGGCGAGATCGTCGATGGGTGTCTCCGGTGGCGCGCTGAACCTGCTTTCATCGTAGCTCCAACCGACTTCTACCCGTTTACTGCAGGCTACCCACTCGATGGAAGGATGAAAGCGACCATCCGGGTCAATGTCCGTGATTTCCGCCACGGTGCTATTTTCGATTCGTGCCCACATAGTTGTCACCATTCGATGATTACTCCGCCTGGCGCTCCATTACCGCCATTTTTACTGCTAGTCCCATCGCCCCCGCCGCCTCCGCCACCAGGCCAGTGGCCGTGCTGACCATGACCTGTCACCGATGCATC